TCGCTCGAAGGCTGCGTCGATAGGCAGTCCGTACGTTGCTGCGTAACCGTAAACTACGTACAAGATATCAGCTAACTCCTTAAGCAAGTTCTCTTTGTCGGTAGCGTTTGCAAACTCATCGACCTCCTCCATGATAAGCTTGAACCGCATAGACTCTAGGTCAACGTCGTACCCTTCGTCAAACATATGGGGTTGACTTAGAGGCTGTCCCATAGCGTAGGTGAAATCGGCAACCATATCAAAGTTTGAATAACTCATTACAACTCCTCCACTTCCATTGACTTAATGCTCACATCGTCAAGGTCATACATCGCATTTCTAATCATCTCATGAACAGACTCTAGTCGATCTGCTACACTAGCGTCCCAGTAGAAGGAGCTAGAGTCTACTTTAATACGAATACTTACTTCGAATTCCATTGTATTCTCCTAGTCAAAGAGTGCAGTTATACCACACTGGGTTGGGTGTGTCAAGAGGGTAGAGAGGTGACTACTTGTCACCCCTAAGTCTTGCTTCAGTATCCTCATCCGTACTCCCGTCGCAGTGTCTGAAGACTAACAAACTGTGGTTCGTATACACCGTTGGAAACAGCTCTCTTGACGACCACACCTTTCCACCAATCGTTGTTTGCTTGACCAGCCCAATCTTCCTTAGCACCTTTGAAACACCCTGCGACCAACCCGATAGCGCCACCAGCACCTGCACCATCTTTAAAATACATATCACGCTTATGAGAATGACCAACAGTGCAAGACCTGTAGCGATTTTGTATAAGCCCATAAGCGTGGTGAACGCCAGACAGAGCGCGACCAAAGTTACCAGCCCCCACAAAGTGAGCGTAGTCCACACCATCGTAGTTATGGATCTTGGGCGCTCCATGCTCGTACTCGTGGTACTCGTCGAACCACTTGTTTGTTTGAAGATGTTTGAAACTAATGCCATACTTCTTACCCTCTAGTCTTGGATCAAAACCAATTGCTGTCTTGATGCGGTGTTCATGATTACCTTCGAAGCCATACCAAGAAGGTTTCTTACGCTTGTTCGCTTTGAAGTAGTGGCGTAGTCGTTCTTGGGAGTCGTTGTAGTGCTCGATGTCCTTCTCGTAGGACTGACTTACGATAGCCTCGGGCTTCCGTGTGTCGAAGCTATTGAGGGAGCGCATGTCAGCACCATCTCCTAGGTCTACAACGTAGTCAGGTTTGATGTCATACAAGAACTTACCTAACCATGTATAACGATCATTGCTTGTCTGGGGGTCACTGTGTCCACAGCTAAATACTACTGCTGTCTTATCCATCTTTACTTTCCTTCATCCAGTCTTCTGGAACTACTTTATCTGAGTATAAGAAGCCTTGGCTATCACACCAGTCAGCATAGGAACCTTTAGCACCTTTGTATAGCTTAGCTCGTGAGTTACTGAACACGAACCTAATGTCTAAGTCAGGGTACTGCTTCTTGATCTCTTTGTGTTTCCTGCGGTCTGCTGAAACGAACCGACCTTTGGTCTCAATGATGATACCGTTCTCAAGTACGAAGTCAGGGGTGTAGGTTCTAACCTTACTGTCTAACCACTTGATCTTCTCTTCTTCGTAGGTGAAGGTGATACCCCGTTCCTTGAGGTTCTCAGCCATCTCCTCCTCTAGGCCTGATCGGTACCCAGCAGCGAGAGCTCGTTGTCGTGTTGCACTTCGTCTCATGACCAGTCGTCCGACTCGTCTACCCGTAGTTCCTTGACTACTTTAGTCAGGTATACAGGACCGTGGCTGTATGCGTAGAGCTTAAGGCCAGGCCAGCAAGCTCGCTTGAACTCGCAATAGGAGCACTCCATCTTCAGCTTCATGTTAGGGGATGTCTTACTTTGTGGTTCATCCTCGAAGCCACGCTCAGGTGGTACCTTCTGAGCTACCATCTCCTTGATAGCCCTGATCTCTTCTTCCTTAGTCTTCATCTCCTCAGTCAGATCATAGACATCTAAGCAGATATGTCCATTCACCTTGTCAATCACTAGGAAGGCACCGTGTGTCTTATTTGTCACAAGTGGATCATCTTTAGCTGCATATACATAGGAGGAGAGTTGAGAGATGTAACCGAAGGGATCCTGTTCTCTTAGATTACCTTCTTGGAACTTCTTGAAGGAGTAGGGAGATGCTGACTTAACGTCAACTGTCATACCGTCGATGACACAATCTCGGCTACCTTTGATACCGTGGGCCTCCATGCGATCCTGTTGGCCTACAACACTGTGTCCTGCTTGCTGTGCAATACATAAAGCAAGCTCTTCAATCATGTCACCATAGAAGAACTTGAGCAGGGCGTTTGCACGTAAAGGTTGTGCTAACTCAGTCTGGTTGATCTTGTACCAGAGCTTACGGTTACAGGGTGTACCAAGGCCTGACATGGATAGGTAACCTCGAGGCTCCTGTGGTTTGTCGAAGCGGCTCTTAGCTAGGACAGCTATCGTGGAGGCCATGTTCTGACCGAGTAGGTAGTCCCACCCGTTGTTGCCGAGGATCACGTTCTCCATGTCCTCGACTAACGTTTCTATTGTCTTAGTCATTGTTGTTATTCCTTATAGAGTCGTGTCCCTTTAGTGGTGAGAGTGAAAAGGGAGCCACTGGGACTCCCTCTCTCCGTACTTAGAACGGAATATCTCCTGGACTCTTCTTAGCGGCTACGGGTGGGGCCTCTGCCTTCGGTGTGTCCTTGGTGTAGTCTCGTGGTTTGATACCTGCTGACTGACCTCCTGCACCTTCGAAGGCTACGTGGTCAATCACCTGCACTCCGTTGAGTCGGCAACCCTTGCCCATCTTGGTGTCGTAGACATCGACGAAGACTACACCAACCGTACCGTTGCCGATCAGCTCACCATCGTCCCACTCCGAACCATCTGGACCGAAGACCTTAGGTGGACCAGCTGCCCACTCTCGGTCGAACTTATCTTTCCAAGGGCGCTTGAACTTGACTCGATAGCCACCCTCTGATTCCTTTGCTTGTTTTCGGATACCAGCATCCTTCATAGCTTTCAGTGTCTTGTCATCCATGATGAGGTCAACGGTTGTAGCACCATCTGTCTCAATGTCATACTCTCCGTTGTCACGGTTACCTTCGAAGAGCTTAGCCCACTCAAGTGTGCCTGTCAGTTCAATTGTCTTAGTAGCCATTATATATCTCCATAGCTAGTTGTTGTTGTAGAGTAATTGTAGCATAAGGTTTAGTGTGTGTCAAGCCAATTAAGACCTACATCGTACGATCCTGGGGTAGGGATACGGAACCCTAACTCAGCTCCAGTCTCCGTCATTGTAGTTGCTACCAGTTGTCCAAGGTGCTCAGCCTCCTCCTTAGTCCCTCTGACTTCGATCTGGTATTCGTCGTGGATGAAGCCTACTAGCTTGAAGTTGATAAGCTCTGCTCGTGCCTTCGCGTGGAAGTTAATCAGTGTATGTTTCATCAGCACTGACTCACCTGATTGTAGGATACCAGCAAGTGTCTTGTGTTCGCTAGGTACCTTGACTTGTCTGCCATCGTAACCAATGAAGTAACCTCTCTGGGCGATGTGAGGTACTAACCTACGCTTCATAGCAGATAGACCGTCGATGTTCTGCTCGAATCGTGTACGGGCAGCTGATGCTTCCCGTTGGTTAACCCCTAGGATACTTGCTGTCTTGGCAACACCAGCACCTAGTAACCAAGCGTAGATGAAAGTCTTAGCCATGTCCCGTGTTCCATTGGGTACGTCTAACGCTTTCTTGTTCATGTTGTGGATGTCTGTCTCGTCTTCCTTGACACCTTCCATGATAGCCTTGGCGTACATGTCAGCACTGAAGTGTCTCCACATGTAGTCAGCTAGTACTCGTAGCTGGATACCGTCAGCATCGCAACCTACTAGCCAGCTGCCCTGTGGTACGTCCCAGCACTCTCGTAAGTGTTTGTCATACTTGCTCTTGATGACCTCCACTGCGTTCTTAGGGTCTCCGTGAAAGGCGGAGGGGATGTTAGCTGTGTTAGGTGCATTGTGTGCGCACCGTCCTGTCCAAGCACCAATGTTGTTGATCGTACCGTGTATCCTCCCATCATCACATACTTGGTTAATCCACTCTACCAGAGAGCTTCTACGGCCCTCTAGGGTGAGCCATTGGGCTAGAGCCTTAGCACCCCTCGGCGCTGTGTCAGGAAGCGTTGAGAGGTTGTCCTCACCGACTGTCCAGCCGTACCGCTGTAGGTCCTTCTTCTTCTCGTCGTAGAACTCTTGAGACATCTCAGGTACCTTCTTACCGTAAGGGTCCCCGACCTTGAGCCTCTCGAAGAGGAAGTGTGTCTTAGTCTTCTCGAAGGGTGTCCATCCAGCGTCCCACAGTACGTCTACACGATCCTTAGATGCACCTGGGTTGAAGTGTACGAAGTCGTGGCAGATTAGTTCATCACCTACGCGCTGGGTCAGTGGGTACTTCGCCTTTGTTGTAAGGATGTTGGCGTATGGTTCACCGTTTGCCTTCTCCTTGTACTTGATTGAGTGAACAGGTAGTAGCTTAGGTGGGAAGTCTTCTTGGAACTGACGCTCTAGTTCTTCCTTCTGTTCGTTGACACCTTCTAGGAGGTGTTGAGCTAACTCCTTGTTGAAGTGGAAGCCGTGGTACTTGGTGCGTACCAGTTCGATCTGTAGGTCATGCTCGGCCCGTAGTGACTTGGACCAGTTAGGGTCGTACACGATGGGCTTGAAGTGATTGAACAGAGCCTCAGTAGTATCGAGGTCACCGTACCAGTAGTCGATCATTTCCTGATTGAAGTTAAGGAAGTCGGTGTAGTCTCCTTTGTGTACACCTAGGCGTATGCCCCAACTCTTGAGGCTGTGTGGGCCAGCACCACCCTTAGGTATGTCGATGTCGTAATCAACTGTACGTGACACGATCAAGGTGTCGAGTACCTTACGTGGATCAAGGGGTTTGTCTAACCACCTGTTGAGTAGTGGTAGATCGTACTGGATGAAGTTATGGCCTACCATCTTGTCTAGCGAATGGTGCCACTCCGTAGCTGCCTTACATGCAACTGGATCACTGTCTATGTTCTCAAACTTGAAGACCTCTCCTGTATCTGCCATCTTGCCACCGACTAACCAACAACGGTCAGGGTGCTCAATGGCATTCGTTTCTATGTCGCAGAATGCAATACGCATTGGCCCTCCTTTATGTTCCTAACTTGTAGTAGTCTAGCGTCAATAACTCAAGCTCATCCTCCAACCGTTCGATGGTGTCAGAGTCAGCTCCGTCTACTGCTGCTTGTACTATAAACGTTTCAAGCGTTGACATCTCGTACTCTAGTTGGTCACGCTTGTCGTTGTTGTCGTAAGTATGCATGTCTTCCTCCTCCTCGTCAAGTTCAAAGTAAGCAAAGGAATCCTGTAGGTGTGTTAGATCGTAGTCGTCGATGTCGTAGTCACTCTTCATTGTCGAAGTTCTCCTCTGATAAGATGGTTGTACTAGGGTCGTAGTAAATGGAACCAGCCTTACCTAGTCGGCTGAAGGGTCGGTTCTTGTCTACGACGAAGTGTGTAGTGTTCCGCACGTCCTCGTCTTCACTCTCAGTGTCACGCTCTAGCTTCAAGCAGATGATTGCCTCTTCCTCGAGGGAACCAGCGTACTTGGTACGACCATCATCGTTCACCTGTGAGATGAATATGACACCAATGTCTAGCTCCTTAGCTAACTGAGCCATGCGGGAGCCGATCGAGGTAAGCAGTGAGGTAGCACCGTCTGCCCCGCCCTGTGAGAGGTACGCTAGGCGCTGTACATGGTCGATGAAGACGTAGTCAACACCGTAGACTGTAGCAGCCATACGCACGTAGTCTAAGAGCTTCATGGGGTCATCATGTGACCTTAGCTCGAAGACAACAACACGATCATCAGCCATCTTCTGAGCTGCTGCAATGACTGCTTCCTCACTAACACTTGCTGACGCAGCATCCTCCTTGGTACGCACGTTGGTATTCAACTCGTAGGTAGCCATCGCACGGTAGGTAGTGGACCGCATCTCCTCCATGTGCATCAGTCCGATCTTAACGTCAGGGTCTTTGAGTAGACCACACTCGAAGAAGCGAACCATCTCAGTCTTACCGCCGCCTCGAGGTGCCTTAACGAATGTAAGACCACCCTTGACTAGACCTCTGATCTTATCGTCTAGGCCGCTGTGTCCTGTCGGTACGTAGCTGTAAGGGTTCTCTCGTAGGATCGTATCCTTGATGTCGTCATCACCCATATAGAAGTTGTCTGGGCTAAACCGCTGGGGCTTACGTGCTGACCACATCAGGTCGTCACTGTCACCAGCCATAAGGAACTCGTTAGCGTCCTTGTGTTTGGACATAGGCACATAGAAGAACCTATCAGGGAACAACTCATACATCTTCTCAGCTGCTGCTTTACCTGCTGCGTCTTGCTCACCAGCATACACAATCTCTTTGAAGGAGTTGATGTACTCGAAGTTCTTCTTGATGAATCGCTCCGTGATGGTTGCAGATGGTAGAGACTTAACTGGGAATGTCTTACCTAGGATCTGATAGAGCGATGCAGCATCGAACTCACCCTCGGTAATGTAGATTCGGTTAGAACTACCTGAGTTGAAGTCAGGTCCGAATAGATCGTCTAGGCTGGTGCGCTCCTTTAGCCAGAACTTCTTCTCATCGTATCCACGGTACTTAACATTGCTGGGCCACTTGAAGGCGTACCGCACTGGATCACCTTCAGTGTCTAACTGAAGCTGAATACCATACAGTTCGCAGACCTCAGGGCTAATACCTCGGATACCCTCATATACTCCTGAGGCTATCTCTCGTTGTGTCACTGGTGGTTTCCTTTCCTTTAAGGGGTAGTCATCTGCTACCCAACTGAATATTGACATCTTAGACATACCAGCCATAGGGTACGATCTTCCGCAAGAGTGGCAGCTTCCTACTTGTAGGTTAGGTTCCCAACTGAACGCATCGGAGGAGCCACAAGCCTCATAGGGACAGGGCTGATGGGCGTGGTTCGTCATAGTGGTTCCTCTCTGTTACGTTTGGCCTTAGTGTAATAGGCTCCCTCAGGTAAGTCAATAGCCATTAGGATGTCGGTGAGCTGTTGGTAGCTTAGTTCAAGCACCTGTCGTCGGTCGGTGTCTTCGATGTACTGAGCGATGAATACCGTAGTATCGTCTAGGATCACCTCAACGTCCTCGTAAGATGCTGTCTCATCTAGTGTTGTAATAATGGTACAGTCATAATCTATTTCTACGGTAAGCATCACTCTCTCCTTTACTTCTTGTAGATGGAGGCTTTCTCCATGTATTCAACAAACTGTTCTAGGACATCTAAATACTTCTCAGTACTTGTGTCCCTGATCTTCTCAAAGTTCTCACGCATCGTCTCTACACTAACCGACTGTCGGATGTTGTCGGAGTATAAGTCACGCCACACCTCCTCAATGTAACCGTACCGATCCTCTAGGTCAGCTACCTTAGCCTCAGCTTTCATTGCTCGTTCAGCCCACTCTTCCTTAGTTGCTGCATCTACTCGGTAGTCACTCATAGTCTTTTACTCCATATTTCTCAATGTCTTCTAGCACATGCTTTAGCATCCACTTGATGTCGTCTATGTCCCTACCCCTGATTGTTTCGGGGTTGGCGGTGTAACCAGCACGTTCGTAAAACTCATGTACTGCGTACCAGACCTCACCGTCAGGTTCTGTGTGTTTCATCAGTTGATAGTGCCAAGCCATTCTATTTCTCCTTCCATTTGTTCATTAGGATCGTCACGAATTGCTCAGTAGTATGACCCACAAGTCATATCAGTGGTTTATGATCTACAGACCATTAG